GAGCGGGGAGCGTTGCTGTACAGTCTGATCGGGACGTGCAAACTGAACGGCGTGGATCCAGAAAGCTACCTTCGCCATGTCCTTGACGTCATAGCTGACTGGCCGGTCAACCGGGTCAGCGAGCTGCTACCCTGGCGCATCACACTGCCAACTGAATAACACATCCCCGTCAATACGGTTCTCGCTGTACGCTTACGGACAGAATGACGCGATACCGACTTTTTGCGGTGCCGTCAGAGGAACCTTGATATTCCGGTCTACCCACGCCAGCGCCTTGTCCCGCTCGATTGCATTTACCTGCTTACACTGCGCCTCAGTTGCTCTTTGCCCCTTAATGACGGGCTTGCCGTTGATGACCGTTACACCGTGGCACAATGACCACACACCACCAGGATCAACAACAGCCACCAGCGCATTACCTTCTTTCTCGCTGATGAACTGATCAAACAGCACTGGCGCTGAAGCACCAGCGGCAATTAGCGCCAGCATGGCCGCGCTGAGTTTTGTTTTCAGATTGGCCATGTTAATTATCCTGGGGAGGTGGGCCGCCGTAGCCGCGGTCAAGAGACTGTTGATACATTTTTGTCCAGCGGCGCTTGTAATACAGATTGGTCAGGTATGTCGCAACACCGATTACTACACCACTCGCCAGCGCTATGAAATTCCAGTCCAGCCCGTGAAACCAGTCATAGGTTTGCGCCAGTCCGGTACATATCAGGCCGCCTGACGTGCAGTACGAGGCCGCCGAAAAGATTTTGTCAGGCATTTTCATAGTCTCCACCTCGCGTTGTTAGCGGGTGCTGTGCGTGAAAGAAGTGGGCGAGCTCTGCGCAAGCGCCCGACGGGTGGGTTATGAGCCGTCGCCGGTGAGCCCTGTATAGGGAATGGCCACCAGATGGATTTACGACAACACACAGAGTGAGTGACGTTCTGGCGGCACAAATAGAAAAGGCCGAACAAATGCGCGGCCTTTATATGTCTGAGCAAAAAAAAGCCCACTCGTCGAAGTGGGCAAAATGGTAGTTTGTTCAGTGGAGGTTACACCGCCAGCTCTGCCACAACGTCTTATGCACGTTATTTCAGGATTTAGCGAAACGATGCAACCACACAAAAAGTATAGTACGTAAAACAAGAAAAACATGGAGTGTGGTGCCGGGTGCCTCCCGGTAAGTCGCCGCCAGTCCACAGACGACTCGCAATGCGCAAAAAAACATATCAGACTGGCAATGCCCCTCCGCATAGGGGGATTCACCACGCCAAAAATTTAACACCACAATAACATCACTTCAATACTTTACGACGACGTGACAGGGGTGCATCTCGCGAATACCCCTGTCATATCGCCGGAAAGCAAAAACCCCGCCAGTCGACAGGGTTTCGATGATTAGGCTGTATGTCGAAGTGACCACTCCTAACAGATTACGATAGTTTTTGCGTACGCGTTAGAGATTTCGTATGCTGCAATGAATAACATGCTAACAAGCAAGGATAAGGCGATGGCGAGTGTAGACTTTAGCTTTGAGGGGCTTCTTATAGAGAGAATTATCGCACACAGGGTTTTTCCTAAAAGTGCTGATAAATCATTAACTCCCCCAAAAACCAGCAAGTCTTTAATGGCATTCAAACAAGATGCATTAGATGCTTTTCAGGTGAGGATTACTGAAGCTTTGGCAAGTAAATCTCATGGAATTGAAATGTCTATTGGTGGTGTTGGTGATGATTGTTTTTTAAATTTGTCGGCTTCAACGTTTTCTAATGATACAGATCATTTCATCAAGGTTACCGAACGGCTTGCAAGTAAACTTAGCGAGGCACAATACAATAGTTCGGCTCCTGGTGGGATATTAGCTGTATTGTCGGGCCGTGTTGGAAATGATTCACTTCCATTCCTTGCGGTAATAAAAGCTGAAACTCAGAATGGTTTTAGAACTGTGGAAAATGATGATCAGGTGACAATGGAGTTTATTGCAGAACTTCTTTTAACGCCTGCGCAACGTTTTTATAAGATTGGCTTTATAGTTCAAACTATTGCTTTACCTCCTGATAACTATGGTAATTATAACAGCTCATCTTATCGTGCTTTTTTGTTCGACCATTTAATGACATCGACTGAAACAAAAAACGCCGCTGGGTATTTTTACTCCCGATTCTTGGATATGGATATAAGCAAGTCATCAAAAAAACTTACTCAGGATTTTTTTGAGAGTACCAGGGACTTCATCAATACTGCACAAATAGAGGAAAGCAGTAAGCTTGCGCTACATGAGGCTTTAAGAAGCGAAATGCGCTCTAGAAAGACCACATTAAGTACTGCGGATTTCGCTGAAACAAATCTCCCTGAAGAAATGCAGAGTGAGTATTTGGAATTTATGAAGAACAAAAGCTTCCCTGCAGCGGCAGTGACTAAAGACAACGGCTATATTGAATCCAAGTTAAAAATAAGAAGTAAGCTCGTATTCTCTAATGATGTATGGGTTTCCGTGCCACCAGATCAATTAAAAAATCTTGTAGAAATTATCCCATCGGATGATAATGAATCAACGATTTTGAAAATAAAAGGGCGGCTTAAAAGTCAACAATAATGGATATCAATGAGTTCCGCGAGTTTTTACAGGCACACCAGGATGCTTACGCAGCTTGGGGGCAGTTTGTGTCTGAAGAAATTTGCAACGCACTTCGCAACTCCTTAGGGGATGACAAGGCCAAACTCTTTCTAAAGATCCGCTCAGAACCAAGGCTAAAAACTATCGCCTCAGCATTAGGAAAGGTCAGCCGAAAAGGCTATGATAATCCAATGGTGCAAATGACTGATTTGATTGGTGTGCGTTTTGTAGTCTTGCTCTCTGTTGAAATCAGAACTATCAGTGACATAATCGAGAACTGCGATAAATGGCATGCGACTGTTTCTAAAGACTATTTATCAGAAATTGATGTTAACCCCAAAATTTTTGACTATCAATCTCGGCATTACGAAGTAAGACCGATAACTCAATTCGACTACCGTGGTGAGAGTATAACGCCGGAAATGTGTTGTGAGGTTCAAGTTAGAACCTTGCTTCAACACGCCTATGCTGAATTAGTTCATGACAGCATCTACAAACCTTCTGGTGATGTACCTAAATCGGCTGAAAGACAGATAGCTCGTAGCATGGCCTTAATGGAGACAACAGATGATCTTTTTTGCAAAACAATGGAAATTTTGGCCGATAATAGCAAGGAAAGAAACAAGCTTTTAGAATTCCTTTCAAGTTATTACTCAGAAAAAATTGGCAAGCAATACATTGATGAAGATTTACATGTTAACTTCTCCGTCATTGATACCTTTAAAGAGCACATTGACGACAATCTGCCAAATAAAATCCACGTACTACTCAGTGAGAAAAAATACATTCCGATACGGATAATAAATAGAGTTGAGTACAATCCTCTATTCACTCAACCATGCATACTGTTTGTATACTGGCTAGCAAGCCAGTTAGACTCTGGTGAATTGCTTTCACACTGGCCCTTGCCGGGCAATATTAGTGGGCTGGAGTTAGTATTAAGCGACCTAGGAAAAAGCATTTCTCGTTAGAAAGCCAATCTTTCAACTGGCTTTCATGGAGTTTAGTATTTAAAAATCTAACATCGAAATGCAACCATCTACAAACCCCATCGCAGTCTGCAATTCCTTCCTGATGGTCCCATCAGAACACTTCCGTTTCTTCGCGATGCTTCTTAATGAGATACCAATAACAAAATGAGCAATAATTAACTCATACTCCTCCGGTTTATACTTCCGTAATCGCGCCACACACCCGTCAATGATGATACCTTCATCATCATTGCACTGAAGCCGTGACTTCTTGCCGTGTGGGAGCAGTCCTTTAAACCCAGCAGCGATTGGTTGCCAGTCAACACCGTTACTGTCAGCAGCGGCCCATGCGCCCCAGCGGTCTAATACTTCGTACATATCACGCATTGTTGTTAGCTCCCGCGCTGTCGTTATCAGAAATTAAAATTTGTCCGGATTCACCCCAGAGCTTTGTTACCCGCAAATCCCAGATATGTGCATCTTCGGCATACAGGGCATCCATCAGCGCTTTAATCATGTTGTCGACGTCCGGCTTTTGTTGGTGGGCCTGACCGTTCATTACTGCGCGTTTCTTCTGGCTCCAGCTCGCCGGCATCGGCAGGATGAAGGTGATGTGACTTCCCGCCTCCGGCATGGTGACCTTCTTAAGGCGGACCTCATCGCAGAATGCCCGGTAGCGCATAACCACTTCTCGCTGCTTCCATTTGTCCGCCCGCGTCATCCTCGGCTTGCCCATTGGTGTAATGTTAAAAATCTTCATGGCCAGCCCGGCTCCCTTTCGTGTAACGGCGTTGATTTGCCTTTGGTTGCGGCGTCGAGCGCTGGCGAGCCTCATCCTGATCAATTGGCAGGAAATGACCGTTGTAGAACCGACGGTAGATAGTCCCCAGTTCCCCATTCCGCTGTTTTGTCACGTTAATTTCGGCAATTCCCTTTGCTGGCGATTCAGGGTTATAAACCTCGTCGCGGTACAACATCAGGATCAAGTCAGCATCAGCCTCAATTTCTCCCGAGTTTTTCATATCGGAGTTCATTGGCCGCTTATTGGGTCTGGATTCGACACCGCGCGACAGCTGGCTCAGCGCAAGGACGGGGGTTTTATTGGATTTAGCCAGGTTTTTAAGTCCCTTGGATACTTCGCCAACGGCCAGGTCGTAACGCGCAGCGCTCTGAATTTTGATAAGCGCCAGATAGTCGATGACCACCAGCGCGATTTCAGGATGCGCTATCTGGTAGCGCGTGGCGGTTTGCTGTATCTGGTCGATGGTCAGTCCCGTGGCGTCGGTGATCCAGATATTGCGGGTGGCCATACGTTCCATGCCGTTAAAGAACCGCGCCCAGTCCTCATCCTCGAATTTATCCACGGCTTTCAGGCGGGACATCGACATGCCGCCAGCAGCGGATACCATGCGTTTGGCGATCTGGATATCGGACATCTCCATGCTGAAAAACAGCACGCCATGCCCCTGAGCGGATACTTTGTCGATAATGTCCAAGGCCAGCTCGGTTTTTCCCATCGATGGACGAGCGGCGATAAACACCAGATCCGTAGGTTCAATACCGCCCGTCTTCGCATCAAGTTCCTCAATGCCGGTGAGCAGGCTTCGGGTCTCTTCTTTCCCCTGGCTACGGGATTCCGCTTCATCGGCCACCGCTGTGAGCAGTTCTGAGATGTGAACAGGCTGGACGGTATCAGCAGAAATATCGATGGCCGATACAGCCAGTTTTGCGGCTTCAAGAGCGGCCAGAGCAGCATCGCCGTTGCTGGCGCTCCTGATTTGTTCCAGTGCTTTTTCCAGTGCGGATTCAGCATCACGCACGCCGGCATTGCGACGCAGAACGTCAACATAAGAGACCAGAGCCGATTTCGCCCAGCTGACGCGGGTGGCTTCCAGAATCGTGGTCTGAAGCGCCGGCAGCGACTCGCAAAGCAGTAGCGGGTCAATCACACCACCGCCGCGGGCCTGTCGGCAGATGCCAGTGTAAATTTCCCGATACTGACGAACAGAGAAAGTGCTTGCAGGCAGCCGGGAAAGAACATCCAGTACCTCAGGGTCGGCACCACGCAGGAACAATGCGCCGATAACTGCCTCTTCCAAATCCTCATTTTTCCACACGGCTGTCATGCAATCACCCCGTTATTGCCGCGAAAACTTGCCCAGTTGAATACCAGGTAGTTGCGCCCCCCGTCGGTCACACGGTCAAAAATACGGTCGCTGATAAACTCTTTCAGCTGCTCAGGTGGCAGGTTGCTGATCAGGATGGTTGGCAGAACGCTTTCGTAACGGGCGTTAATCACCTCATGCAGGATGGTCATCTCTGCAGGGCTTCCGAACTGCACGCCCACTTCATCGATAACCAGCAGATCCAGCGAAGCGTAGTGATCCAGTACGCTTTCTTCGGTTATGTCGGCATTGTGGCGCCAGGTGCTTTTCACGGCGCGGGTCAGACGCATAACGTCAGTCAGTTCCACACTGGCGAGATGGTTGCGGATGATGTTTTTCGCCAGAGAGACCGCCAGATGATTTTTTCCCGTGCCGCAGCTGCCTGTCAGCACCAGACTTTTCCCGGCCTCCAGAACAGCCGGCCAGTTGTCGGCGTAGCGCCTGCAGGCTGCGAGGTTGCGGGAGGCTTCAGGGTTGAGTTCCAGATAATTTTCAAACTCACAGTCACCAAAGCGGCGAGTAATGCCCGCGTCGTTCAGCAGGCTGGTTACGTGAAGTTTGCGCAGGCTGGATTTGACACTGGTCTGCTCCGCCCGGATGCAGGACGGACAGCGGGAGTGCTTGAAAGTCTCTGCGCCGCGAAAATCTTTGCCCACCAGCGTGAACTGTTCGTAGTCTCCATGCTCCGGGCAGGATAGCGTGCTGGTGTGATTGGAACTCCAGCCCTCAAATCCCCAGGGGAGTTTGTGCTCTTCAGCGAAAGCCAGTTCATCGCCGAGTTTTGCCTGTTGTGCTCTCAGGCCTTCACGCTCTTTGAGCTGATTCAAATTCAACATACCCACCTCACTCAAAAATTCAGGTTCTCACCAGATTCGCCAAAATCGTCGGACATACGCCCCAGTCCAGACAGGCGGGCAATAGTGCCGTTGTGCCCACCGGCGGGAGCGGATGGCGCCTGCCAGGATTCTTCGAAATGGCGATCTGGCCCAAAGAACGACACGGCCTGCTTCACGTATTGAGTTCCAGCACTGCCGGTTGCCCGAGCATAGGCTGCGTAGCGTTTAACACCCGCCAGCATGACCTCAGGTTTAACCCCGTCTTTCAGGCGGGAATTCCAGGCTTTGAAGGCGGCAGCCTTGGAATTACCACCAGCGCGTTTTGGGTATGCCTGCCAGGCTTTCTCAAACTCAGGGGAATAATCCTGTTTTGCAGAACGAGTCGGTGCAGAGGCGATAGCCGAAGCACCAGTATCTTTTATAGGTTCATTGACTGATTCATTGACTGGTTCAAAAGAGTGACTGATTCTGGGTGCAGCTCCTGCACTACCCCCTGGTGAATCTCCTGCACCAAGTAGTGAATCTGTTGCACCAGGTAGTGAACGACTTGCACTACCCCCTGGTGAATCTCTTGCACTACGTAAATTGAGCTGATACACGTTGCTGGAATTCCCCTTTGGCCCTGTCCGTAGCTCTTTTTTTATCAGGCCACATTCACAAAGCGCTTGGATGTGATTCATCACCGAACGCTTGCTAATTTCACACTGGTCAGCGATGTGCTGGTAACTAGGCCAGCACTCCCCGAGATCACTGGCGTTATCCGCCAGCTTAAGAAGAACCAATTTGCGCAAAGGGTTTCCGACCTTAATTTTCATAGCCTGAACCATCAGATCCATGCTCATACCAAAACCCTCGTGAAGTACTGTTGAAACTTCCAGACTGGCTGCATACATTCATGCGGATAACCCGGTCTGGTGAAATAAACCTGCTGCTTTTCGCGATCCCACCCAGTGACGTGCGCGACAATACCCCGAGGATCGTGATACAGCCTGTCCAGCGCCTTAATACCGCCCGTTTCTGGAAACATTCAGCTCACCAGCGCTTGATTTGTAATCGGATTATCTGGCGTCACTTCATGCCTCGCCTGCATTGTCGAGCCATGTCACTCACCTTGCGTTGGGTGCGGGAATAGCTCGGGCAGGTCAGGTCTGATTTCATAGGCCGCTACTTGGCCATTAGCAGCAGCCACAATTTTCAATACATGCTCTGCCTTAACTCTTTTCCCGTGGCGCCATTTCCATACCGTTGCTTGGGACACTCCACATTGTTTTGCAAGCGCCCCCTGGCTTCCTGTACATCTGATTGCTTTATCAATAGGCTCAGAAATCATAAAACCCCCTTAGTAATTAATTATTACTTTAGCGATTGAATGAGTAAACCTCAAGGCTAATAATTACTTTTTGACTTATCGCGTTCAGTGAGTTAAGTTTTTAACAACTTTTGGAGTAGCCAACATGTCGAAAACAACGTTTGCTGAAAGATTGGTTGAATCAATGAAGGCAGCAGGCTTTACCCAAGCCTCCCTTGCTGCCGCTGTAGGAATGTCGCAATCCAGTATCTGGAAACTAACTTCTGGCGCGGCTTCTGGCTCGCGGAAAACTGTAGAGTTAGCTAAAGCACTACATGTCAGGCCTGAATGGCTCGCCTCAGGTGAGCTGCCCATGAATGATAATGAATCCAATGATCTCCCAACCGTCTACAGGCAACAAAGACCTGTTGATCCTGGGATTTACAGAGTCGATTTGCTTGATGTTCAAGTGAGTGCTGGTCCCGGAGTATACCTATCTTCTGAGTTCATCGAGACAGTGCAAGCAATTGAATTCACAGAAGAATATGCAAGAAGCATGTTTGGAAGTCGTCCAGCATCATCTATCAAGGTGATCACCGTGCGTGGTGATAGCATGGAAGGTACGATTGATCCAGGTGATTACATCTTCGTGGATACATCAGTTAATCACTTTGAAGGTGACGGTATTTATGTTTTCGTGTTTGGCAAAACGATTCATATCAAACGCCTGCAAATGCAGAAGAATAGCCTCGTCGTTCTGTCAGATAACAAGCTCTACAGCCCTTGGGAAATAGACGCATGTGATGAAGATCAGTTTCACGTTTTAGCTAAAGTGCTGGTCAAACAGTCGGCAGCCTTTAAACGATTCGCATAACTCTCAACATAGAAGAACGACCGCTTAGGCGGTCCTTTTTTTTGCTTATTAAACAATAAAATACCTAAGAGATAAAAAATAAATTACTTTAGTCATTGACTATCGCAAAGATCCGATCCATCCTAATTACAACTTAAGTAATTCACCGGAGCGATTATCATGGCAACTAAAAACTTCATTCAATTAGTAGATATTCCAGACTACCGTTTTGATAAGCGTGCGACTGATATCGATTATGATGGTATCGCGTGCGACTGCGACTCTAAAACAATTTCAATATTAAATGCCATAAGCCATATCAGCCTTAATGTTTTCTCCCTTGTGGAAGAGAGCCTGGTTGATAAAGAAAAAATAGCTGACCTTTCCTGTATTATTGCTGACCTTGCAGAACTGGCAATTGCTACAAATAAAATCTCTCAATCTGCATCATACCTTTCTGGCTTAAAAGGTGACAATAATGGCGCATGAAATTTCGTTAGAGCAGGCGGCAGAGAAAGCTCATCAGGCAGAGATAATCTGCCGCATGATGGAGGTATACCCTAATAAAATGGATTGCACCGAAATTGAGGCATTATCTTCGCTGCTCAGGGTTCTTACTGGTGATGTATGCGCCTGGCTGATCGAAGAACAAGCAGTAAAAAATAACAAGTAAACAACACCAAACCATTTAATTTCAGATTAATTTCTGCGGAACTTCATATTCATTATTTAGGAGAGCGTCGTGAAAAATAAAGATGCCTTTAAGACAGCAAAAATGATGTGTAGTGCAGGCTACTGGGATATCGCAATTTTATTTTTAAAAAAAGCTTATGGGAGATAATCATGGGTATGCAGCGCCGCCAAGATATTCAGTGCGTCACCATTAAGGCTGAGCAACTTAACTTCCTTATGCAGACAATTTTTACACATCATAAGGACTTTGACTGCCATCAACTTGATGGGGTTTTAGGTCTTGCATATGACCTTGCTGGCGAGGTCTATTCATGGATGGAAAAAGAGGAAAAGATTGTACAGCAAAATGAAGAACACAAAAGAAGGGGTAATTAGATGAGTAACTTAATTACTACCTATCGCCGCCGAATTTTAAAAGCAGCCTTGTTACGCCACCAGCGAAAGACTGGGAGTAGCTTACTTGTCATTAAGCTTAACAAGGGTGGGATTAGTACTATCGAATTAACTGAGATTCTTCTTGATGGATTGTTGCGGAAATTCGAGCGACTGGCTCTCGGTGAATACGGAAATGTGGAAGGCGTGAAAGCTCTTAAGGGAATCTACAGCAACTCTGTTGATGTTAATGGCAGCGGCGAATTCCTCACAGAAAGCGGGAAAGAGTTAATCGACGAGCTTATTTCTGAACTGGTGGAGTTCGTCAAAAAGCAGAAACCAGTTACTGCGGAGTCCGGCAATGAATAACCAGCAAACAATGCTCTATCAGGGTGTGCTGATCCCCCGCCCCGTGTTGAACGTGGATCTGCATGTCCTCCCTGATTTTACCGGGCGGGTAGTCGTGCACATCGAGAACGGGAGGGTGATATGCGACCGCCAGCTGTTCGACGACGAGCACATTTGCACACTGGCCACGTTTATCGAAATGGCGCGCGAAATGGAACTGAGATTTGAGGAGGTAGCTGGTGGCACTGACAGCGATACGAATTCCTGAGAGGGTTCACCTGCAGGCGCTGCAGGTCCTGCTGCGGTATCGGCGCCGGCGGATATTCCCGCGGCGAATGCGCCGCACCGGCTACCTCAGCCTGAAGGTTAACCCACGCTGGCGCCTGTTATCGAAAGACGATGGCCGGAACTGGGAAGTTATGAGTCATGAAACCTATAACCGGGAGAAAGACAAATGATTGACAACAGAACTGTCAGCGCCATTGACCTGGCGTTGCAAAAGCACCCAACGCCAGTTGGTGATCTGTTCGCCGCGATCCGCCACGGACGCATGAAGCGGTGCTTCAGCCGGGATACCGCAATTCGTTACCTGGCGTTCTTCATGACCTCCCGAGCTTTTGGGCGTTCTGGTTTCAAGCAGCGTTATCCGGACGTGCAGGTAATTCATCCACTGAATCCAGAACTGAGTAGCTGGCAACGTGGCGCCGTCACCCTGGAATATTTTAACGCCCACCAGCGCACCGTTCGCCGGCTGCGTCGCATCCTCGCCCGCAAAAGAGAAATGCAGAAGTGGTGCGAAAAGTGGGATGCCATGCACGACCGCTACGTGAAAGAGCGCGAAGAACTTCAGGCCAGCAAACCAGCAGAGGTGCGCAATGCTTCACAACATGCTTAACCCGGAACCAACCTCAACAGGGATCCGGTCTGGAAACAGGGTGATTGGCTACTCCGCTGCTATTCGCCTGCTGGATAACGGTCGCTATGACAAACACCTTGCCGATGGAATGGAAATTCTGGCCTGCATCATGGAAGCGGTAGAAAGCAACTGGATCACGCTCAATATCGAAAAAGAGTTGATCCTCTGGCGCTGGCTACTGGCTGCCGTGTTCATCACTGAGGAGCTGGAGAAAAACGGAACTGTCGACGTTCCGAATGATACTGGCGGTGTTGATACTGCTGTTATCTATTCCAGCAAGCATGGCGCCATTAGCGTCTATCCGGGACCTGAACGCTTTGCACTCGCCAACCATATTGAGCTGGGGGCAATCGAGAAATATGGGCCAGAGGTTGGCCAGCAGCTGGCGCTGCGGATGTATCAGGACATGGTTATTGCTGACGAAGAATTTGGGTTCAGGTTATCAGCACTTGGCCGGGAGGGGCTTAACCTCCTCCATGACAGCTTTATTGAACACATCCAGATCGAAGGTGTGCCAGAAGCACCGATTATGCATTGAGGGGAATGATGATGAATAACTTGATCACTAACAAACCATCCATGACCAGCCTTGAGATCGCCGAGCTGGTAGAAAAACGCCATGACAACGTGAAACGTACCATTGTGACACTGGCTTCAAAGGACGTTATCCGGTCTCCTCAAATTGAGGTTCTCGAAAGAATCAATAACTTAGGATTTGCCGTCAATGACGAGGTTTACAAATTTTCAGGTGAAGAAGGAAAACGCGACAGCATCATTGTGGTCGCGCAACTTAGCCCCTAGTTTACCGCCAGGCTGGTAGATCGCTGGCAAGAACTGGAAGATGAACGCTCCCGGCCAAAATCGCAGGCAGAGCTGATCGCCGAAATGGCCCTTTTGAATCTTGAGCAGGAACGCCGGCTGTATCAGGTAGAAGAACAGGTTGAAACCGTTGCAGAAGCTGTTGAGAACATTAAGCGTGGAAATATGCGGGCCGGGTATGTCGGTTATCGTCAGATAGTCGCAAAAAGCGGCATGACCGATGCCAAGTGCCGAAACCTTGTTAACGCATACCGTATCCCCACCGATACACACGAATTCATGACGCCTGATGGTCTGCTGTCTCGACGGGCGATCGTGGAGTTTGAGCCTTTTATGAAAGCATTCCGCCAAATGATGGCAGAAGCCGAACCACGCGGGGCCCGTTGGTATCACCCGAAAATGGGCCTGTTTCAGGCTATCGGATGGGAGGAAAAACATTGTGAAGGTTGAGTTTAATGATCAAGGGTCGGTATCAGTCATCACGGTCACCAGCACCGTGTTTGAGTTCCGCCGGCACAACCGGGCGATTGATGTCGCGTTGTTCCTCACGCCTGAAATTACCAGCCAGAGCAGCGGTTTTTTCATTATGAAAACGATCTTAAGCGGGAAGACACATCACGCGCTGCGGGCCTATAAACATCTGATCCGGGAGGCTAAGCAATGAGAAACGGCCAGCATTATGCATACCCAAATCCAAGCAACGCAACGCCTGGTGGTATGACTTATCGTCAGTATCTTATCGCAAAAATTGCACCAGTTATGATCACGAACTTCTTCAGCAACGATGCTTGGACGGATTACGACGACCTCGCCAGAACTCTGATGATGGCTGTGGATGCCATCATCGAAGCTGAACAGGAGACAGCTGAATGAAGCGAGAATTTAAACTGTGGCGCCACTGTCGTGGCCTGATTGTGGTGTGAGGTGAAGATGATTTATCTGGATGTTGTGCCGATTACAAAGTACTGCGAAGAGATGGGCGAGACGCTGGATGCCGTTAACAAACGGTTACAACGTGGAGTGTGGCAGGAAGGGGTTCATGTTTTAAAAGTCGATGGGTCAAAAGAACGTTGGATCGACTTAAAGGAGATTGCAAATTGGGCAAGACAAAACAAGGATCTCTATCTCTCCCAAGAGGTGTAACCATCCGCCAGCATAAAACTGGTGACACTCTGGTTATCACTTTCACATATAAAGGGGTTCTGTGCCGGGAGCCCCTCTCCAAACTGGAAGCAAACGCACGCGGTGTGAAATACGCCGAGCGCCTACGCGGAGAGATACAAAACCAGATCGTCAATGGCACCTTTGAATATGCGAAATATTTCCCCAACTCCAAAAAGCTGGAGCTGTTCGGGGTAGTGAAGAAAACCAAAAACATAAAGTCTTACCTGGACGAGTACCTGAAAATCTGCCAGAACCGCAACCTGTCCCCGTCGACTATCAACGGTTATGAAAAATGTCTGTCGGCGCTGTCAGCTCTGCATAAACTTCACGTGTCAGAATTGACGCCAGCGGTCCTTAAAAACTGGATAGCCAGCAGGAAAACAAAGCTGAAAACGACCCGGAATAACCTTTCGTTTCTGCGCAGCGCCATAGATGAAGCGGTGACAGACGGCCTGCTGACCATTAACCCGGTAAGCCTCGTCAGCGCCAGCCGGTACCACGTGATCGACAGCAGCCCGAGCGCCGACGATTACGAGGTTGACCCGTTCACGCCAGCGGAAACCCTCGCTATTTATCAGAGCTGCAGGTACCCGGAATGGGAAAACCTGTTCCGCTTTGCCTTCAATACCGGTCTGCGGAGCTCCGAACTATGCGCGCTGCGCTGGCCTGATCTCGACACCATAGGGAACACAGCTCACGTTCAAGCGGCCAGTGTCGTAGGGGTACTCAAAGGCACCAAGACAAAAGCCGGTACCCGTAAGGTTGAGCTGAACAGTGAGGCGCTGGCAGCCCTGCAGGCGCAGAAGCAATACACCTTTCTGAAAAGTGAGTTCATATTCAGCGATCCGAAAACGGGAGAACCCTGGGCAAACGCCGACGCGATCCGTAAAAAGGCATGGGTGCCGACCCTGACAAAAGCTGGCGTGCGCTACCGTAACCCTTACCAGACGCGGCACACATTCGCCACCAAGCATATCAGCCAGGGTGTTAACCTCTTCTGGCTTGCCGGACAGATGGGCCACAAAGGGCCGGAAATGTTGTTCCGCAATTATGGTAAATACCTTGCAGTATATGATGGAAAGACGTCTATAAAGGTAGTGTCAACCTGAGTAAAACTGCCTACGTCTGAAGAAAATTAAGAATGACGCTACCATTGCTTTTTGTGAAATGAGCTATCATCTATGTAATTGATAGTTGCACTATTGCGTTTACATAAACGTAAATTCATTTAAAAACAACAAATTAGACTATAGCAATAAACGCAATGCAAATATATTTCTTGACAATATATAACACATTGATTTTTATGATATTAAAATCTCATTAGGACAGCACAGGGATACTGATAGTACTTGAAGAGTTACGGTACAAACTGTTATCCTGTGCTCCACTAATACAAGAAATTTTATGTTTTTTTAATTTTCAATAGCTTAACGTAGGTACTGGCGCAGTATTACAACTGGAGTGACCACTATGAAAAACACACTAACTGTAGGTTTTGGTGAAGGTTAACTACGACCTAAATTTGTAACACAAACCTCCATTAGCACAATAAGGCCTCCCTTGCGGAGGTCTTTTGTTATAGGAATCAATAAGATGGCGAGAACACTTGTAAACGTCAGCGCTACAATTTTTGCTCTCATGTTGATTGTCAGAGCACTATTTACTTATATCTACCCTGGAAAACTCCCCTTTAACCTGGCAATCATTGATTGGCTGGTCGTCATTGCTGGATCTGGCGCTGCCATTTCTTCTATCTTCTGCTTTATCAAAAAGCGCTACCCAGACACTGCAGAATTTCTTCCAATGTTCAGTACTGTTTGTTATGTGATAGTCCTGATCGGGTATGCAATCCTGAGATACACTCCGGCTTATCAAACATCTCTTTCGATTATGGTTACAGGTATGCTCGTTGGGATGGGGTGGTGGATCCAGTGTATAACGTCAGCAGCGAATACGCGCAGGTCACATACCCTTAACATGATCATTAACACACGCACCAGTCCCGAATACCAAAAACAGTTACGGAACAGCACAAAATTTTACCGGGGTATGCGTTATGTGCCACAAGAACTCTCTGAGTGGCGCTGCAACCCGGATAAAGAAGAATACAAGAACATGAAGGTACCCGACGAGTATAGAGATGCCATTAACGGCCTTCTGTACATTCTTAATTATTTCGAGTTTCTTGCGCAGGGAATCAAGTTCAAGGATTTGGATGACGAGTTGCTGAAGGAGTGTTTTTCCAGCTTCTTACGCGGAATAGAACGCCGTGGATTCCACATGATTTTAGAATCTCAGAAACAGGATCCAGCGGCCTTTGAAGGAATTATTTATCTTTCAAAAAAATGGAACGGAACCTCGTTTGTTGAAACCCATCGTTCAAACCCAAACACAGTAGAACTCGGGGTTCCATATCCTTCAAACGAAACTGTCGAAAAAATGGTTCAAGGTCAGCCGTTAATTGATAGCGACACGGGTCCAGAGCTTCAAGTGGCCACTTAACATTGATGCATGGACTTGGAGCGGACAACAAAATGCACTTAAAATGCACGCGCTGGGAAAAAAAATACACATAACAATATTTTTCAGCAAGTTATATCGTTTTCGGACGCGAGTTCAACTCCCGCCAGCTCCACCAAATCATGATCCGGATACGTCCGGTGAAGTACAGAAAGCCCGCACGGCACAAGCCCTGCGGGCTTTTTTGTGTCTGTCGTTGTCCGAGGACATCCGGCTAAATCCAGAGAAAATTGGTACACGTTTAGGTACACGCTATACTGTGGTCCATTAAACGTGTACCAATTATGGAAGGGATCCAGACATGGCGCGCATTACACGCCCCCTCACTAACAACGAAATCCTCAAAGCGAAACCCCGCGAAAAAGACTTCACCCTGCATGATGGCGACGGTCTTTTCTTGCTCGTCAAAACGTCTGGTAAAAAGCTCTGGCGCTTCCGATACCAACGTCCGGTCAGTGGTAGCCGCACTAATCTCAGCCTCGGCTCATACCCTGCCCTTACGCTCGCAGCAGCTCGTCAGATACGCGACCAGCATTTAACCACGCTCGCACAAGGCTTGGATCCACAGCAGCAACAGGAGCAAGCGTCAGAACAACGCCAAATTGAGTTAGACAGCATTTTCTCAACGGTGGCGGCTAACTGGTTCCAACTTAAAAGCAAAAGTGTCACAGAGGATTATGCAAAAGACATTTGGCGCTCTTTAGATAAAGACGTTTTTCCCGCTATCGGTTCGATACCTGTTCAGGAGATAAAGGCCAGAACGATTGTTGAAGCACTAGAGCCAATTAAAGCTCGTGGTGCACTTGAAACTGTTCGTCGACTGGTGCAGCGTGTTAATGAGATAATGATTTATGCGGTTAACACCGGTCTGATAGATGCGAATCCAGCATCAGGTGTTGGCATGGCCTTTGAGAAACCAAAAAAGCAAAACATGCCGACGCTTCGGCCAGAAGAATTGCCGAGACTAATGCGTTCTCTGATGATGTCGAATCTATCTGTTGCGACTCGCTGTCTCATTGAATGGCAACTCCTGACGCTCGTTCGCCCTTCAGAAGCTTCAGGTGCACGATGGGCAGAGATCGATCTCAATGAAAAGATTTGGATAATCCCAGCCGAACGAATGAAGGCCAAGCGAGAACATATCGTTCCTCTATCTCAACAGGCATTAGATATTCTGGGAGTGATGAAGCCAATCAGTGCTCATCGTGAGCATATTTTTCCGAGCAGAAACGACCCTAAACAACCAATGAATAGCCAGACAGCCAATGCAGCTTTAAAACGCATAGGATATGGAGGTAAGTTAGTTGCACACGGATTACGCTCTATAGCGAGTACTGCTATGAACGAAGCGGGCTTTAATGCTGATGTTATTGAAGCAGCTTTAGCCCATTCAGATAAAAATGAAGTCAGACGGGCATATAACCGTTCTACCTACCTAGACAAAAGGGTTCTACTGATGCAATGGTGGGCTAACTTCACTGAAAACAAAGAGATAAGGAAATGAGAAAACAAGATATTACCCTCATGTCACAGCATCACTATCCTCTCTCCTCTTACGAAAGGAATGTTTACTTATTGGTTAACAATAACTATGATTTTTTAGTAACTAAGCTGGATCAAGAAACATCAGCCTTAAAATTAGTAGCAAAGATATACTGGGATACTAAAGATAAAAAGAATAGCTTCCTAACAGATCATGAATCGAAATCATCAAATTATGTACATATGGTTTTTATTGGTAATCAAACTAAACTTAATGAGTTTTTAGATATCATAAAAAACAATAACCTTAAAATAAATCTATCACAATTAAAAAGTCATTATGGCTTTGATTTCACATCTCAAATTAACGATGAGGAAACCTATCGCTGGCTTTCAACAACTCATGAGCCAAATTATCTAAGTTTTTTAAAAGTAATTAGAGATGCAGCAACCTCAATCAACGTATTTAAAAACATCAAGAATAATAAGAATTTTATAAAATATAATCTCCAAAAAATCCTAGTTGATAACAGCGCCACAAATTATGCATATACTAAGGGATATAATATAATACTATCCAGAACAATGAGCCCAGTGTATGAGATGAAAAGAGCTGATGAATTATTTCTACCCTCTGATTCTGGTGTTATCAGAGTTAGCTTCACTAACAATTTGAAGATTGACAACCCTATACATGCTATAATAGGTAAAAATGGCAGTGGAAAAACACATCATATCAAGAGGTTTCTCACCCAATACTTTAAAAATTATGGACAGAGAATATATTCAACAAGCGAAATATTTAGCAGAATAATATTAATCTCTAATACTGTAGATGATAATGGTTATACACCTTCAAGAATTTCAAGAAACAAAAGCAAACGTTCAAATTATCACTTTATATCTAACACTAGTTTAAAACACTATAATAATATAAATTCCGGCGGAAGCAAAATAAACATTAACGATTGTGTTGAAAATATAATTTTCAGAGAGATAACCAGATCTGGAATATTTGATAAGGCTATTATCGCCGATGAAATAATAAGCATACTTAACTTGAATGTAAACATATTAATAAAAAGCACTAATAGTTTTCAACTTGTCCATAGTATCAATGAGGCACTGGATTTTTTCAAAAATGAAAAAGCCATTCATAATACAAGTGTATTAAATCTTTCTGATGTGTTTCTTGAAATAACTTTCCTTAGCGGGAATGAAAAAACTAATCTGAGCTCTGGTCAAAATACATTCCTAATTAAAACCCTCAGCATTTTAATGACAATTGAAACAAACAGCTTAGTAATAGTTGAAGAGCCAGAAAACTTTCTCCACCCTAGCCTGTTAATTAGTCTAATGACTATCTTAAAGAAAATACTCACAAAAACAAATTCATGCTGTCTCATTTCTACCCATTCACCACTAGTTCTCAGAGAACTTCCTAAAGAGCAGGTAACAATATTTAATAGACATAACAATGTTACTTCTCACAGATCGCCAACGATCGAAACCTTTGGCTCTGATGCAACTGAATTATATCATGAATCATTTTCTGAACTGGAAACAGATGCTGCATACAGAGAGACAATATATACAATGGCAAAATCAGAACCTTCGGTGGAAGGTTTGTTACAAAAATACTCCAACCTCCCCTCAAACCTTCTCACAAAAATAATTAATGAATGGAGAAGAAAATGAAGAAACTCACGACACCGATAAAAGTGAATAACATCAACATCAATATAGAGTCTACGCTTGATGCAATTTTTAGCTCTTGCACTCAAGATGGAGTAAAAGAGTTGAGAGTTTTGCGAGACGAGTGGCTTTTAGAATTAAATAACTATCCCATTGAAATGCAATCATCTAAAAGATTAATTGCTAGCAATCATAAGTCATTCGAAAAGCATAAAAAAATATTACTATGGCTTTATGACAACCCGTTAGCATCAAGAAAAACATCTTACATTAAAGAACTTAGAAATGCTTATATTGAAGAAGGAATAACTTGCCCTTATTGTGGAATAGGGACCGCGACAACTCTTGATCATTATTATTGTAAGTCATCTCTTCCACAATTTTCCATCCTGAAAGAAAATCTGATTCCATGCTGTGGTGAGTGCAACAAAACAAAAGGCACTCTAAAACCTAAAAAAAAATGGAAAAGAATTTTTAATCCCTATTTTGATGATTTCTCGAACAAAGTTAGCGCTCCCCCAATTGTAATTCACTTCAAAGAAAAAGGTAAAGGAGTTTTGTTTTACATTACCCCAAACCCATTGTTATCAAGAGTAGATAAGATGCATATTACCTTTCATCTTTCTAAACTAGAAATAAAGAAAAAACATAAAGAAAAGATTCTTACTCATTTCAGTATAGAATCAAATGCGTTAAGAACAAAAAAAGAATTAGTGGCAAGCGGTGATCTAACACCTGTTGGGTACGATAAAATTATCGAACAGCGTTTGAAATTAGGTGAAACAATTGGATATGATTGGAGCAATATTATTTTCTATTCGCTTATTCATTTCAAAGATAATTATTGGTGTTATGTATAATTTCCTTCTCTCAGAAGATACCCAGAATAATTTTGCATGATGACTAGTGCGCAATGCTTTCCCCTCCTCGCCAGCCCGCCTCTTTGGTCGGTTTTCATGCAGTCGCATGCCGAGGCTCAGGCACGAATACGTCAGGGAAACAAGAGCTTTAGCAGCGATGCAATTAACGCCGGAATGACTGATTTTCGGCGTATCTGGGCGCTTTTGCTTACTTATCGACTGGCAGCCTCAGAAGCCTGTCGCGCCCTCGAACAGCACCGCACCACCCACCGATACCTCCGAAAACCCGAGTGGCACAGCGACGCGCTCAGGCCGCGAAATTAAATATCATTAAATAAATACTTTACCGCTGGCGCGCAGTGCTTTCCCCGCCTCGCCTGCCCGCTTCAGGGGTCGGTTTTCATGCAGGTGCATCGGGGGGCTCAGGCCGCGCCGGGACAGGGGCCGGACAGGAATAAACAGGGCGAGGAAACGCATGCAAAACCATGCACCCTGTGGATGTGTAAGTATCCCGCATAATCGTGCCATTCACATTTAGAGATCCTCCGGCATAATCACTCTGCCAACAAAGGAGATCGCTATGCGTAAAGCCCGTTTTACTGAGCATCAGATCATTGCCGTAATTAAATCGGTTGAAGCCGGACGAACCGTTAAAGATGTCTGCCGGGAGGCCGGTATCTCTGAAGCCATCTACTACAACTGGAAGGCCAGATACGGCGGCATGGAGGCTTCTGATATTAAAAAGATCAAGGATCTTGAGGACGAGAATCGGCGTCTCAAACAGATGTTTGCCGACCTGAGCCTTGAGAACCGGGCGCTGAAAGACGTTATCGAAAAAAAGCTTTAAAACCAGCCTTTAAGCGTGAGCTGATCACTCATCTGATAACGACATTTGGACTCAGTATCCGTCAGGCCTGCCGGAGTCTGAACCTGAGCAGAACGGTTTACCATTACCGTCCGGATACCACGCGTGATGAACCCGTTATTGTCGCGTTGCAGGCAGTGGCAGAACGATACCCACGGTACGGTTTTCCAAAACTTTTCCAGGTTCTGCGGCGGCAGGGATACCCGTGGAATCACAAAAGGATCCATCGTATTTATTGTCTGCTGAAGCTGAATTTTCGCCGTAAAGGCAAACAACGGTTGCCGGTGCGTAATTCCTCGCCACTGATCACACCGGAAGCGCTGAACCAGAGCTGGTCTGTCGATTTTATGCATGATGCTCTGGTCTGTGGCCGTCGTTTTCGCACGTTCAATGTCGTTGATGACTTTAACCGTGAAGCATTGTCGATTGAAATCGATCTGAATCTGCCAGCTCTGCGCGTGGTCCGTGTGCTTGACAGGATCGCGGCAAATCGCGGCTATCCTGTCATGCTACGCATGGATAATGGTCCGGAATTTATCTCACTTGCACTGGCTGAATGGGCAGAGCAACATGCAGTAAAACTGGAGTTTATCCAGCCGGGTAAGCCGACACAGAACGCTTTTATTGAGCGCTTTAACCGAACATACCGTACAGAAATACTCGATTTTTATCTGTTCAGAACGCTGAATGAAGTGCGGGAAATCACGGAAAGATGGGTGTCAGAATATAACTGTGAACGCCCTCATGAATCACTGAACAATATGACACCGGAGGAATACCGACAGCACCATTATTTGGCCGGGATCTCAAAAAATGCATGGAACTAAAACGGGTCTATTTACAGAGGCACTGCCGGAGCCCGACGGGATGTATATGGGGAACGCGAACATTATCCCGCGCCAGCCGCGCCTGTATCTGTATCACGCTTATCTGGTCTACATGGAAGCCCATGGCTACAGGAACGCGCTCAGCCTGACCATGTTCGGCAAGGGGCTCTCAGCCATGCTGAAAGAATACGGTCTGAATTATGAGAAGCGGCGAACAAATCAGGGCATGCAGACCAATCTCACCCTCAGGGAGGAAAGCAACGCCGACTGGCTGCCGAAGTGCGACGAACCCACCGCGACATAACCTACCCGGACCGGCATTGCCGGTCTTTTTTTACCTGCACACCGGGCAGAGTGAAGAGTAAAGTGTTCACTGCTCACTGAGCATTCACCATCTAAGATCATGAAAATAAATAATAAAAATACCGCGTGAACAGTTTTTCCAGAAAAAACTTTTACCCTCCAAAGTGATCAGACCGCTCAGTGCCATAAGCGGAAGTAGGCGACTCTGTTTAGGCCGCCAGGTTTACTGTTCCGCAACAGGACATCAGCACAACTCACTTGGTCGCGTGTCCACTATTTTGGGTGGGATCATTACCAATCAATCGTCACCGTACTCAACGCTATGAATGTCACAATAAGCCTCACCAGGATAGGTAGGGTTAGTACATCCCTTAATGGAACATCTTTCAACACATTGTGGGATCATTCCATTATCAAAATGCCAACGCTGTTTCTCTGAGAGACTACTGAGACCTTTCTCTTTGATTTGGCGATAAATTCCACGTTCAATATCACTCATCGCTCCATCTTCATACAGAGTTTCCAATCTCTTCAGAATCTCATTAAGCGGCAGTTTTGATGCTTCGTTAAGGAAAAAAGGATCTGTCATTTTACTTCCCCAATTTATGTCGAAAATCCATAGTATTTCATGCTCTGCAATACACAT